CTTAAATACTTTAAGTATCATATTCGACTCCGACTCTTTTTAACTGATTATCATTGGTGCTGGATGCCCAGGAGACTCCGAATTGGAAGTCTTTACCACGTTTCTTGACCACGACTTTTTGCCAATCTGTGCTGGCATTAACTGTCGTAGCAGTAAGGGCTACACCGTCCATATATGGAGTGACTGTCATGGCATCCAAATATGGGTTGAATACCCACAAATACCTAAGGAGTTCATCACGCTCAATTGCAATATTATATTTCTTCGTTATCATGGAGGAAGCTACAGCTGATTCGTTTGTAAAGCTCCTCAGCGAATCATCGGCTTCATCATAGAACATGATGTCAGCATCCTCGTCCAGCGTGATAATATCAATATCTGGGGTCTGGTCGATCTCCCTCCAGACCTTGAATACCGTAGAGTAAGCCCAGACTTCCGATCCTAACGTCCAGAGAATCTCATTCTTAGCCTGGTCATAGGCTCCGACAATGGCTTCCTTCTGGGTCTGGGTGAGCGCCTGGTATTTGTCCTCAATATCCTGGGTGATCTTCAGGCGGTCAGTTGGGGTCTTATCAGTCTCAGCCAGGTTGTTTGCTGTGAGTCCATAGATGCCATCATAGTAGCATACATAAACAGTCCCAATAGCTGATACCATCCCACGCTTGGCGATATTCCCAATATTGTGTGGTGACTCTGAGATAGTCCAGTTTGCAGGACTAACATCGCTCACCTCCATTATTGAGATGCCCTGCTTGAAAGCCACGACTGGACGACCATACAGCTCTTCAAGACCTGTGCCTCCACCGCCTTCACGGTCATTAAATTTCTTTAAATTCCCAACAGGGATTACATCGTATTGCTCTACCTCTGAGTATCCCAGAGCGTCAAGGCGCTCTTCACCTTCGCCACCAGGGTCTAAGATACTGGACAGGGTGAATAGCCTCCCTGACATGACCTTTGCAAAATCTGGGTTGACTTTAATGTATTTAACATTCTGGAGGTTGTAATCATCTCCCTGGGTATTGATAAAATCCAAGATACCAAACAAGTAGTAAGCCCCTGACAGGGTGTAGAATACATATGGTTGTGTGTCCAGATGATACCTGAAAGTAACAAGCTCATCTCCTGCTGATACATACTCAGCATCAATTTCAAGGGCGTATCTCGCAACCTGGAGAACATTCATGGTATTGTCTGAGGCTACTGCTCCTGCCTCTGAAGAGAATACTTGTTCTCCATCTGTTTTCACGCTGGCAACGGCAAGCCCTATCGGGTTAAGACCCCTGAAGTCTACGCTTGTATCTATCAGAACGCTTCTGCCTCCATAGAATCCAGAATCATACCCTGCTCCACCTGAACCTGTCGTTCCTGTGGGGGATAAGAAGTATTGGGCATCGAAAGCTGATGCAGAAGCAAGAGTTGTGGGTGCATCTGTTTCTAATAGCCATCCATCGTCCAAGACTGTTAAGGCTGTAATCTGTCTATATATAGCTGTCTGATCAGCGTTCCCGATATACTTGTTCAATATTGGTGTGCCACCGCCACTTTTTACCCAGACATACAGACCAGTTTTTCCTGTGGTACTGTAGAGGGGTCGGTCTTCTGCCTTGAGCGTAAAATTTATTGATCTTATCAAGGTCGCTACAGCTGATGCTTGCGATCCTGACATTGAGTAGATATTCATCCCTGTGATCCTGGAGCTACTCCGCACGTTGAGTAGGGTCGCATCGTACAGTTTGAGCTTAAAGTATGCTTTATCTACCGCAGTTAATGTTTTTGTGTAGAAGGCAGGACTCAGTAACGATTCTTGGGTTCCATCATAAAGATATGAATATCTCACATATCGAGTCTCTTCATTCCCCCACCCTGCCATTTCAAGGTCTAAAGCCTGTTGCTGTAGTAATAGTGGGCTACCATCTGTCCACACGGTAGGTGTGGTGCCTGTGGCTTCAAAAACCTCGCCTGTGTACCCAACGGCTCCAGAAGCACCGACATTAGAGAAATCATCCGAACCCTTCATCTCAACGATTAAATACTTTTCCCCTGAGACTAACACACCGCTGGTTTGAGGAGTCAGCGCACTATTTGGGTACTCTATTGGGGTTAGTGGTGTTTTATCATAAGCGAGAAACCCTGCTGTTGGGCTGTATAGTTCATCGTAATAGTCCCTGTCAATATATCCATACCACAGCCCTTTAGCCTCGATCAAAGAGGTGAGTGGATCAACACCGATGGCTCCAGCGAGGAACCTTACGATGCCATTTTCCATGATGATAGGGTTCTTGTCGTTCTTGTGGTACAGGTCAAATTCTAAGTCAGTTTCGAGAGCCTGGAACAGCTCGATCCAGCCCATACAGGCACCAAATGAGGCTTCATAAACAAAGTTTGCAGGATACTCTGAGTAGTCAGGGTTGGCACCGAAGGATACATACCTTATGATCTTTGGGTTAGTCGAGGCACTTGATTCCAGATCACCCATAAGGAAGTGTATTGACGTTATGTGATCAGAGGCATCAACACCGCTTGGCAATGTGACCTCGTAAGAAAGTAGTGCTGGGACATAGTATGTTGCCCCAGTTGCAGTATAAAAGACCGAAGCCACCAGGGTCGATCCTTCCGAGATGTATACCTTTGATGAAACGGCAGATTCCACAACATTAGATAAATAATAAAACCCTGTTCGTCCAACATGGGCTGATTGGTAAAGACTCCGAATCGAGTGTGCTGATGAATCAAAGTAAAAGGTTGTATCACCCTCCCAGGCATAAGCAGGGGCAACATACTCTAACAATGCGAAGTATCTATCAGCACCATCATCTAACTCAGCTACTATTGCAAGCCTATCTGGTAAATCGGCTCCGCTTTGTGCGGTAGAGGCTGAAATGATAAAGTCAGTCATTCTCCAGGTATAGGCACCAGATAATCCAGTAATAGCACCTGCTCCAGTTGGCAATGATAATGCACTCCATGAGCCTGGTGTAAGTATAGTGTTGGCTTGATATATTTCCAGGGATGAGTCAGAGGTGTTGTTCACAGCCATAAACAACTCACCATCTGCTATAGCGATCCCGACAGAGTCTCGGTTTTTTGTTGTTAAAGAGGCTGGTTTCGTCAGCCCAGCCAATCCGCCAGCGACACTATATTTGAATAACCTCCCACCAATCGATGTCCCTGTAGACGAGTCATTTTGAGAGATGAATAGATAATCAGTCCCACCAGTTGAATATTTTGCAGTAGTGACATCATCAGCAGGGAGGGTAGTTAACCCAGAGCCATATATATCGGCAGTATCAACGTCCTCTTCCCAGATGTTATTTGTCCAGGTTGTAGTACCAATTACAAAGCGTGACATCCTGTAGTGGTATTGGCTACCAGCATCAGAGCTATCAAAATGCCTGAAGATCATGTATAGGTCGCCACCCATTTCGGCAAGGTGATATAGATATAGAGTATCACTCGTATCCATGGTTATGCCGAAGTCAGTACTCGCTATCTGAGTCCAGCCACTATTATACCACCAGAGTTTATCTGGGGTTGTAGCAGACCCTTTAGACGATGTGATCGCAAAGACCTTACCGCTTGCCTCCTGCATTCGGATAATAGCTAATTCATCGCTGATAAGAAGGAATTCTTTTATCATCTCATTGTCAAAAGCAACAGTATCGTTAAAATTAGTGACCTCAACATCATCCTCACGGTACATGGATATGCCAAGCTCTGACTGTATACCGCCATATGCAATAGTCCCTGGAAGAGCTGTAGTGTCGGTATCAACGATTACATTCGGGACATGAAATGTAGATGTCGCAGGGAATTCATACTCCAAGGCATTGGCATCTGTGGCGACAACATTAGTCAGCATCACCCTACCATAGTCATTAAATGTCTGTGAATCGCCCTTAACCCAGAATGAATCTTCGGCAAAGGGTAATAATATAGAAGGCTCTGAGCTGGCTGAGTTGTAGGTATCATCGAACATCACGATCCAGACTTGGAATGATGTGTCGTTCTGGATCAGAGCGACATACTTGTATCCATTGTCCAGGTTAGTATTGATGTAAGTGAAGATGTTGATTACTGAGTAGCCTGAAGCCACCGTGATCGGACAGACATTAGCGCCTTGATCCTGGAGTAGACCAGCACCATAAGTCTTCACCAGTTTACCTGGGAGGTGCCTCATGTTCTTCAGCTCTTCTAGCGATCCTTCAGGGGTGTTCGCCAGATCAGCGTTGGTTACTACGCCTCCCCAGTCCTCAAAATCTTTACCTTTGTTAGACACTTAGACCCCTAATGCAGATAGTTTAGAGCATTATTGACACATACTGTGGTTACCGCTTCATTATATTTAGCCCAATACTTGTCATCCCTTTTGTCTCCAGCGACCTCAAGCATGGTAGCTATGGCATAGTCGATCAAATACTTGTGATACAGGGTCGGGATGATGGGACTCGTGGGAGTCGTGGTTGTATCATAATTAGAGTAAGCCATCACAATTGCGCTGGTATCTGTGGGAGCTGGCACCAGGCGAAATCTATCACCCTCGATCCAGAAGGTATAGGCTGACCCTTCCAGGAGCTGGAAGCCATCAGTCTGAGCTGAGAAATCATAGTCATTCTGGTTGATAGGGTTGATCTGTGATCCACGCCACTCGACCCGAACCCATCCAGCGTAGTCTGAAGGTAGGTCGAACATAAAGCCGTACTGCCAGAATGCGGAGATACTTGCCTCAGCTGATCCATAAGCATGATCCGTGGTGAAGCTATTGGCATCATCTACGATTGTGATCTGTTGCCAGCCATTGTAGCCAGTAGTACCATAGACCTGGACATAGTCATTAACTGATCTCCCATGAGCTGGAGAGGTAAATAGCGCATATCCAGAGATAGCAGAGTCAGCAACGTCCGTAATAGTCCCATTTGCTGGGGTAACAGGCTGATTCCAGGTCTTCTGGGTTATCTGGGTTTTGATGATAAAATCTTTTTCAGCCTCATAGAGGTACTTTAGGGCTTCTGTTCGGAGTCCTTTTGAGATTCTGAGAACACGATCTGCCAGTTCTAAATAGGTCATTTCTTCATCCTCTTCTCACGCTCTGCCCTGGTCAACCCTTGGACGTAGACATCTTTAGCGGTAGCCTTCATCTCGTGCTTGGTGTCATAGTATCCACCGTCCTGCTTGATGTATCTATTGGGATGCAAGTCGTCTTTATATCTTGAGGGGAGGTGACCGTCCTTGTCAGCCTTCGCACCAGCCCTATGAGCTGACCTGTAATCATAGTAATGGAGGGGATGATCTGGGTTCGGATCAAGACCATGCTTTTTGGAATGTTTCTTATACCAGGAATCGAACTTACTCATATCTTACCTCCGATTGACTTCACATATGCCAATGCCCTGGATTCAGCCTTATCAGACCGACCAGGTCTATTTGCTGTAAGCCACAAGGAAGCCTCTGCAAGGTCGAGAACAGTCTCATGCAGGGTAACGTCTAGCTCACACGCTACAGCATCGTTAGCAACGTCCACAGGGACTCTGAGATGGTATACATCGACAGTAGCCGTAGCCGTGGGGAGGACATAGATAGAACTCTTGTTAATCCACCAGTATCCACCGCCAGTAGCAGAGGAAGCTAGGTAGGAATTATTGATAAGGTCTTTCAGGTCAGACACATCAACTGGATCAAGGAATATCCCTCCCGATCCGATGCGTACCATCTGGACTCGTTCTGCCAGGGTTGTTGCTCCAAGAGTTGCGAAAGTCACAGCTCCAGCTGTAATAGTAACACCTGTCTCCAGGACTTCCAGCTCCGTGATCTTCTCATCGGGGAGCATGGTCGCTAATCTGAGTTGGGCATCATTGATCGCATCAAGCTTGATAGCTATAGTATACTCATTCCCATCTGTGGGAGTAAGAGCAATGACATCTTCCATCCTGCGCCCAAGTTGGGTTAACATTTCTGCGCCTGTCATGGTTTTGCTACCTCATGTACTGGCATTTCATCTTTAGGGGCTTCTATTGGGTTGTCCCTGGCTTCTTTTTCCATCTCCAGGTTCAGACCTTCATTCCAATGCCCATAGGCTCCTTCACCAGTCCAGTAGTTACCATTGTGGAGGAGAGCGTTACCTGGAGCGTTGTAGTCCTGGATACCAAGACCGATGTTCCGACCCATAGCAATACCTAGCCACATATGAACCAGGGCAGATTCAGCATAATCTCGCTGATCTGGGTGGAGGTGTACTCCATACATATCAATATGTGTGTATCCATCCAGGATCGCCTTGGCAATCATGTAGCAGATCACGTTTGAGAATAAATCTGTATTCGCTATAGCCATAGCTTCAGCAAGTGGGTACTTAAAACTATTCCTTAACCAGGGGTATTCCTGGACTCCAAAGACAGGGATGTTAAATGTTTCACACAGAGTAACAGACTGCTTCTCAGCTGATGTGGCTACGTTGAGGTTGTGCATATCAAACATGGCATCAATAAAGGGTTTCCCATGTTGAAGGGTTCTCCTCATTGCGCCATCATTACAAGTCCAGATTTCACCCTCATATTCAATGGGTGCATCCTTGAGCGTTTCAGCTAATCCAAGTATTAAAACTTTCTTCATGCCAGCTCCTTAATGATAAAAGAAATGGGGCTACGAATAACCCCATTTCGTATTAATTAACTGACTATGATGCCTGGGTAGTTGTTAGACCATCCTGGACAAGCACATTCCCATTAATAAAGAAGGATGTGCCATCAGACTCTAGCTCGATATAATCACCAGCCACAGCTTTGTTAGCTACGAAGGTAATTGTATCAGCATTAGAGACACAAGCAACACTACCTGAAGCATCTTCACCAGAGCCTACGCCACCCTCGACTATATTGGCAGAACTGGCAGTCACAATGATGTAAGCTGTGGTTGGCGCAGTCTTTACCGTAAATCGAGCTTTCCACCCAGCCTTGGGGCTTGGTAGAGTGGTGGTGAAGCCTCCTGCCAGGTTAAGCAGAAAATGTTTACCGCTATCCTGGTGGGTCAGGGTACTTGCAGATGCAAGAGCTTCCTGGGAGTTGATCAAACGCTGAATCCATTTATCGATTAAAGCGGTGTGTAAACGTGGCATAATTGCCTACCTCTCTTTAAAAGGGGAAGGAGCCAGAGTGTCTTCGGAGGAGACACCCCAGCCCCAACTCTTTTGGTTTATGTAGCTGAGTTGATCTCCACAGGGATTCCAAAAAGGAATGTGGTGAAATCAGAAGCTACAGTTGAAGCATCCACAGCCACAGCACAAGAGCTAACCCTGCGAGTGGTTGAAGTGGGTGTCAAAGACACACCAGCATCCAAGACTTCCAGGTAATCACCAGCAACGATGTCCTGGGCGATTCGGGCAACTTCTGCATTGCCATAAATCTGAACCCAGCCGTACACGCCTGTTGCCAGGGATGTCTCTGGGACTCCAACGATATTAACAGCTCCAGCCAATGTTGCAGGAGCGCCAGCTACAATTTGTTTACCAGCTCCACCATCGCCATCATAGCCAATGACATATGGGATTCCAGCTGTAAGAGCCGTGTTCGCTGTCCAGACAGACACATACTTCTTGTTGTCTTTACAGATTTCCAAACCTGACTCTAAAGGTACTGCGTGTGCAATCTCAGTATTAAAAAACAAGATTCACCTCCTTCTAATATTCTGACAACAGACCAGTAACTACGCCCTGTCGTCTTCGGTTTGTAACAATCTGGTTGCCTCTCCAGAGAATCTTCGCTGTGGAAGAGTTCTGACCGATAGGCTCTGCAAATGGTTTGTATTTCATGTTACCACGAGCATTTACCGCAAACTTGAGAGTATCTTCAGCGATGCCGTAGATACGTCCATTATCAGAAGCTGTTCCAGCGAAATCGCTCTGAGCATTGAATAGCTCATCATCAGCGATAATAGGAACATTTCTAAACTGCATTGCATCAAAACCCATGGAACCCATGCGCTCGACAGCACTACCAGATTTCTTGATAGACACAGGGCGATCAATTGTAGCAGATGCTACTTCGTCCATGATGTCGAACAAGTGCTGGGAGGTGATCATAACGCTAATTGATTTTCCACCAAACTTGGTCTGGGAGACAAGCTTACGAAGAATCTTCTCGATGAAGCCAGCAGAGCTGGGATCAGTAAGAACATCGATATCAGTCAAGTCGGTAGAACCGAAGTCTGTAGTGGTCAATACCTTGGAGTTCCACCAGGAGTTCGTTGAGTAGTCGATGCCACCAGCATTCACAGACTTAGAGATCAATTCATCAAGAGGATGAATGTCATTCGTGCCTTTGGAAGTAGCTGGCTGATACATCTTAGAACTAAACAAGAACTTGAAGGACTCTTCAGCGTTTTTCATTAAAGCGTTAACACCATTCTTCACAGCCAGATCAGATGTCCATTCCAGCTGGTCTTCCCAGGCGATGGATAAGGTCTGATATGCGGTGATAGGTGTATAGACAGCACCAGTCAATGGATCGGGTACGTCTAAGTTCATTTTACCCAGTTTACCAATCATTCCATTGGCGGTATTCTGAGCGTATTCTAATGGAGCCTGGATCAGCTTCGTAGCATCATGCGTCTCAGCTTTTCCCAATGCTCTTGGTGCAAAAACATTATCATCAAAGATATTGTTAACCAATACCTTCATCAGAGTGTCTTGGACTAAGGCATTGACAGAATCAATATTTAAAGCCACAGTATTCTCCTAGTCTACTAAATTCCCGTAAGCTTCAGTAGGCACAGCATCGTATGACTTGGGGATGTTCCTGGTTTCTGGGGCTGAAGAGCCTCGTGATCCGTTGTTGGTAGAGTGAGCTTGAGCTGGGTTTGCCCAGTTTGGGTGATCCAGTTTGAGTACGTCCTCAAGAGACATCCAGGTTCCAGTCTTCTCAAAGCGATCTAATGCTCCTTGCGCTAGTTCCTCGACCATCTCATCGTTAACGTGCTTGTAGGCTCCTTTAAGCTCAAGAGTTTCCTTCTCCAGGGCTATATCAGCCTTGAGGATATCTATCTCTTCTTGTAAAGCATCACGCTCACCAGTAACGGTGTCTAACTCTCCTTGGAATGGGCTGGCTATCTGATCAACACCCTCAGGTGTCAACAATCCAGATATGCCCTCCTCAGAGCCAGTAATATCCTTCCAAACGTCATCGAGTGCCTCTGCAAGTTCGGGTTTCGATTTAAGTTCAGGGGCGAACTTCGACAAGAAGGGTTCCATGAGCTTCCGTTGATCTGAAATCTCCTGGGACTTCTGGGTGTTTGAAGTTCGCATTGCTTCCATATTTTTGTGAGAGTGTAAAGCATCCTCGATGTCGCGTTGAGAATACTCAGTCTCACCAAAAGTATAGACTTCATGGGATTCTGCATTACCGCTAGTAGACTCTCCATTCGGGTTGGTCTGGGTTGATTCGGGAGATTGTTGCTCGTCATCCACCAATGGGGCGGTGTGTTCGGAGGCTATCTCATCATAATCTTTTGGCATAATTCCTCGCTTTTTAACATAAAAAAAACCACAGCTCAACGAATTGACGACTGTGGCTTACCGAAGTAGAGGCTTATATATAATATAAACCTACATTTTGATTAATGTCTCCATGAATCTAAAATATCACTTGAGGGGTAGGATCGCAAGCCCTATTTACTGTTCTTGATCCTGTTAGCGATAGCCTTCTTGTCATGGGGTGGAGCGTTCCCATTCCAATACTTTTTGCGCCTTTTAGTCACCTTTAGCCGACTCTTCCTGTGGAGAGCCTCTTTCTTGATCTCATCCTGGGATGGTGACTCCATGCTCGTCTGACTACCCTTGTAGGTGTCGCCCAGCCGATCTCTCTCAGCCTGAGTCTCTGGTATCTTGGACTGCACAGTCCTTGAACCCATTTTTTTCTTTAACGCTTTTTTCTTGGCTACATCAGCCAGGTGCTTCGCTGTGTTGGATTCAAGCTCATTATACTGTTTACGGTGATCCTCTTCAGACATCCCATGTTGAGCATAAGCATCTCTTGACTGATCTCGTGATGCCTGGGCATTCCGCATCCTCTTAGAGTTCTTCTTTTGCTCCGTTGTCCTGCGCTTGATCGCCATTCTCTTCTTATAACTGGCTTCACTCTCGCCTGGGTACTTACTGTTCTCTGGCATGACTGCCTCCTATTAGCCTCTGTGGCTTTGTGTTGCCTTTTTATTCAAGGCTTCCTGTTTCTTTTTCTTGATCTGCTCGGCTTTGTACTCGGCTGTCCTGGATTGTAGCTCATTATAGCCCTTTATGTATTTCGCTTCCTCTTCGGGCTTACGACCACCAAGACCCTTGCCATTACTATAAAGTGCGCCATGCATATATCCTGAACGCTTGTCTTGGGCATTCCTAAGTCGTTGTGAGTTCTTCTTTTGCTTATCAAGCTTTCGCTTCACAGCCTTAGCTTTAGCTTCCGCTGATACATAACTTGGCATAATTGCCTCCTATTCGGTGATGTGGGTTTCTACCACTTTGTATTTCTTCGTAGGGATTCCATTATGAAATGATATAATGACTTCCCCACTAAACTGCTCCTCGACCTTGCCAGCTGTCACCAGGTATCGGAAGAGGAGCGTTAGTATATTCTTCAAGCTCATGCCTGGGCGATCTCACCCATGACTTCCCCAACAATTGATGGGAATATCTGTTGTAGGATGTCCATCTGTGCCAGGGCGATCTCATTCTCTGGGTCGTTAGCGATCTGCGCCCCAATAGTCTGTACCTGTTGAGCTACTGCTTCAGGACTCCAGCCCTGACGTTCATAGTATCTCTGGATGATAGCCTTGCCATCTTGAAGCTCCAGGTCACGGACGATGTCCTCAACGCCATAGATTTGTTTCTCCCAGAGTGTATCAGCACGAGCCAGTTTCTCAGCCCTGGTCTTGGGAGCCTGTTGACCAGCTACGATCTTCAGTTTGAATGGGGTGTTCTGCCATCCAGTCATCTTCTCCCAGGCAAAGCCGATATCCTGGGTGAACAATGCTCTATTCCACTTCATGATCTCAGCATCTTGACCCTCTCCCATGGTAAGCTCTAGGGATTTGGTATCGAACTTGAGGATCATGAAGACCATGAACCAGCCACACTCAATAACGTAGTCGGTGACCTCGTTGTCGATCTTATAGCGGATATTCACCTGACCAGCTTCCTGGAGTTCAGCAATGGCTGTACCTGAGGTGACACCAGTAGGGTTTCGACCAGTCGTTACATCTGGTACACCAGCCATAGCATCGTGGGTCAAGGTCAAGTGCCTGGTCAATGATTCTGCTACTGTGGGTTGTGGAGGTAACTGCATGAAGCCAGCCTCACCCACTCGATTCATGATCACAGCTTCATTGTCACGACCAAAGAACTTCTGGTTCAGTCCCTGCCATAGTGAGCGCAGATAAAAGCGTGGTGGGTTGGCGACCTTCCTGACATAATCCAGGACGGAGTTAACAGCCTCATTCATCGCCAGGTCAATAGATTTGGTCACATGGATTTCAGACGTACCATAGAGGTAGTGTTTTGATCCGTAGTTCTTGGACAGGAAGATAGGTTTGCGACCATAGCCACCTGGATCGAGGAGACTGTTGTTCTTCACCTCACCAATAAGCTTGCCGTTACATACCTCAGCCATCATCTCTTGCCCTGTCTCTGGATCGGTATACCACCATTCATCAACAAAGGCTACACCAGCCCCAATTGTTTCGGTATCTCCACCAGCCCAGGTTTCATTCTCAGCCCCATCATATGGGTTAGAGGTAGTGCTGGGTACATAGCCATCATCAACTGCGGATACTGTCCCACGATCTCCAGCTGTGCCTCCACTACTCTTATCATCGAATGGCTCATAGGTACCACTATCACCCTGCTTGGCATCAGCCTTGGCTCTGAATTTCTTCTTCAGCCAGATGTCTGATACTCTCATGGGGTAGCGGATACGGATATATGCTGACGACTCAACTGAGGTACACATATCATCGAATAGAACTGCGTAAGGGTTCAGTACCTCACCAATAGCTTTACTCTCTTTGCTATCCCAGGTGAGCTTGGTGATCCCATTCTTATACCTCAGCATATCCTCAGTATGATCCAGGGATATAGCTGAGAACTTGATCTGCTCCAGCTCATGATCGAGCCTAAGCTTCATGAGGTCTGCGAACTCATCTGATATATCACCCAGGGGCAACACATCTATGGTTGGTAGAAAGTCCTTGATCACCGCAAGCATAGTCTGGATCGTCCTGAATGTTGCAGGGATACCTATCTTCGACTGGTGCTTCTTCTTTGTTTTATGAATTACCTTGAGATCATTCTCATAGATGATCTGGTCGGCTTTCATATCTGCAAATATGGGCTTCCAACGCTTCTCCGAATCCTTCGTCCATGTCTCAAACGTCTTGAGAAGGTCAGCTGTTTTCATTATTCCTCCTGGGTCACTTTCTTGATTATGTATTGTTGTTTGCAATATCTACAAGCTATCAGCTCACCCTTATGCACAGTCTTGAAGGCATTATGCCCACAGTTACTACAATTGGGGTGACCATCTGCTCGTGGGAGCCTGTTTGGTTTAATTGGTCGGGCGTATGCTTCACCAGGGTCGATGGTTCCGATCCGCTTCCTGGGATCACGAGTCTGACGGTTTAGTTCAGAGGCATCCCTGTGTTCCTTGATCTTCCTGACCTTGGTTGCCATGTCGTCAAAGAAGCTCATTTAGCCCTCTCTAACAGCATAGCCTCTGCCACCTCATATGCTCGTTTGGCAATCTTGGTGGGAGTTGGTCTGGGGTTACCCAGCTGATCTGCTAATGCCTGACCAGCGAAGTAGTCTAACAGGGGTACACCATGGGGATGGTTGTTGATGATCTCAACCGCTTCCAGGATGATAAGACCATCAGCCTTCTTAGGCATTGACTTTGCCAGGGTTTCTAGTCGCTTAATTGATTCGGGTTTCATAGATCGATCCTGGTATTCGTATCGATGATAACATCTCTGGCTTCTATCAGACGATCAAAGATAGCTTTCAATCTGAATGTAAGGTTGCTATCTGCATCTAGACTCTCAGTCCCTGGGGCTAGTGGCTGTGGTGTCGATGGTTTTAGTACCTGGTCAAACTTGGCACTTGTATCAACTGCATGGTCAAAGACCTGGTTAGCGATCTCATCCAATTTGTCCAGCTCCACGTTGATCCCAGATCGGGATACCTCTGCGTGTTGCCTTACCTGTCCTAATGCCACTTGTCCTGCTGTTTCACTCATAGCTCATGTCCTTTTTCTTGTACTATGTTAGATTAGCCCAAACGCATCGGCATACTCTTCATCCACTTCAACACCGCCATCGATGCTATCTGCCCAAGCATCAATTGTCGGGACTGTGGGTTCGGGTATCTCTGCCTGTATCTGGGTTCCAATTGCCATACGATATACATCAGCATGGTCTTTAAACTTCTCAACGATGTTACCTGAGGCTGAGGCGATCTTGTCTGCTCTCTTCCCCTCGACTCGCTCTTTAATATAGTGGGTCAAACTGTTCATCATGTGGTAGGTAGTTCCAGCGTAGAATACGACACCAGGATAGTCTCCGATCTTGGTGAGTGCATCAGTACCCATCTTGTGACCCACGGTGATCTCACCAGCCTTGTCATTGGATGAGTAGCTCTCCGTGAAGACCAGGGGCATCCCGATCTTGGAGCCTACGGCTACCAGGAGATCAGCCATTGTAGTCTTTACCTGGTTCTCTGAGTGTCCTCGTGTTTGCCAACCGAAGTGGCGATCCAATACCCTGTATATAGCCTGAGGATGGATCACAGCGCCTGTCTGTTCCTTTATCAATGCCAGTACATCAGTCTCCACCTTCTTGAACTCCAGGCACTCATCCTTCAAGGTGACAGTTCGCTTCATCTCCCAGAATGGCATAGATTGATCCAGGGGTGTCTCAGCCATGAATATCCACCTACCATCTGGGTTCTTAGCTACCCAGGCAGTAGCGAATGGTCTG